GTTTTTTTATGCTATATTATTTACACTTTAGATTTTATTTTTTGTTGGTAAATTTCTACAACAGATATTTATAGATAAAGAAAATGGGTTCAAGATTTATAAACATACAATTTCCTTTTCAAGATGATCCAGATGGAAAATTTTTGAAAATGAATTCAGAATCTAAAAAGGCTATAAAGTCCGATTTAGTACACTTGTTATTAACAAACAAAGGTGAACGTTTATATATGCCTGATTTTGGGGCTAATCTTAGACAATATATTTTTGAACAAAACGATGGTGTTACGTCTACAGCAATTACAAATGAAATAAATCAGGCTATAAAAAAGTTTATACCAAACTTAAATGTTACACAATTAACATCAACACCCTCAACAGATAACACCCACGCTGTTGTGGTAAAAATAGATTACACAGTAACAACAGGTACTTTTAAATCATCTGATTTTGTTACATTAAAATTTTAAAAAACTATGTCAGAGAAAAAAATTAATTATTTCGCTAGAAATTTCGCAGATGTAAAAGGTGAACTTATTACATACATACAACACTTCTACCCAGAATTATACCAAGATTTTAACGATGCCTCAATAGGCACTATGTTAATTGAGTTAAACGCCGCGGTATCAGATATGTTATCCTATCACACAGATAGAATGTTTACTGAAACACAAATAGATTACGCTCAGGAAAGAAGGTCTATATTAAACATTGCTAGAACTCTAGGTTTAAAAATACCAGGTAAACGTTCTTCCGTGACTTTAGTAGATTTTTCAGTTACAGTCCCAGTTTATGGCGATACTTTTGATATTAGATACGCACCAATTATTAAATATGGTGCTCAAGTTAATGGTGCTGGACAAACTTTTGAGACTTTAGATGATATAGATTTTTCATCACCTTATAGTACTGGTGGAATACCTAATAGACTTATAATACCTGTTATTGATGCTAATAATAAAATCATTAACTATACATTAGTTAAAAGAGAAATTGTGAGTAACGGTATTAGTAAAGTATATAAAAAAGTAATGGGTACAAATGATTCTATACCTTTTTTAGAAATTATATTACCAGATAATAACGTAGTTTCAATAGATCAAATTATAACAAAAAATGGTACTACTTTTATAGATAACCCAACATCCTCAGAATTTATGGATAATAACTTAAGATGGTGGGAAGTTGATTCATTAGCTGAAGATAAAATTTTTGTCGAAGATTCATCAAGAAGTACTGATAATAGTGGTATTAAACCGGGTAAATGGATTAACATAAGTAGAAAATTTGTAAAAGAATATACTGATACTGGGTTTTGTAAGTTAACTTTTGGTTCTGGTTTTTCCGATACACAACAATTACAACAGTATACAAATAACCAATATGTATTACAAATATCTAATTTTTTTAATACTACAGCATTAGGTGAGGTTGTTAAACCAAATACTACTTTATACATAAATTATAGGGTTGGTGGTGGATCAACAGCAAATATTGGTAGTAATGTTATAAAAAGTGTCGGTATTGTAGAAACAATCGTCAATGGTCCAGTAGTAGCAAATAACCAGTTTGTAAAAAATTCATTAAAAGTCAATAACCCGATACCTTCATTTGGTGGGGCCGATGAACCGTCAATTGATGAAATACGATGGATGACAAAATATAACTTTGCTTCACAAAATAGGGCGGTAACTTTAAAAGATTATTTAGCTCAAGTATTTAAAATGCCAGGTAAATATGGTGTTCCATATAGAATGCAAATAGCCGAAAGGTCAAATAAGGTTGAGTTCAGTATTTTAGGTTTAGATTCCAAAGGACAGTTAAGTAACTCTTCAACTAATACTTTAAAAGAAAATATGGCTACTTGGTTAGCTGATTATAGGATGATTAATGATTATGTTTTAGTTAGAGACGGTAGAATAATTAATATATCTTTTGACATCGATTTATACACTGATAAAGCATTCAATCAAGGTGAGATTGTGAATAATACGATTAACACTATAAAATCTTATTTTGATATTAATAAATGGCAAATGGGCCAAAATATTTATTTAGCTCAATTAGTAGAGTCCATAAACAACGTTGGTGGTGTTCTTAATGTGGTTGACATAAAAGTATATAATAAAGTCGGTGGTAATTATTCTTCTAATGCGACATCACAACCTTATGTAGATCAAATAACTAAACAAATAGATTTAAGTACTGATTACACTTTATTTGGAGAGTTTGATACTATGTTTGAAATAAAATATCCACAAACAGATATTAAAATAAGGGTTAAATCTTAATGATAACAGATAGTATCACAAATTTAATTGGTAGTAGTAGGTATAAAATTGCTGAAAACACTGACACTAATGTAAGAATACAGTTAGAGGAAAAAACAAAACCTTTAACCGAGTATGATATTATTGACATTGTTAATTTACAACAAGTTTTTGATGATGAAAGAAATAAATCTAAAAAATATAGATTCAGTGGTAAATTAAATATTTATACAACAAATTCTTTATCTTCAGGGGCTACAAGTACAAATTGGGATCCTTTATTTTATGGTAACCCACCGGTAGCACCAAATAATTGGGTTATGCAAATTACATACCCATATAATTCAGACTCTAATTATTTAATAAATGCTAGAACACCTAGTGGGACAATATCTTCTAATGTTTATCGTGGTTTACAATATGAAACTTTAAATACAACAACGATAAATAATAATGACTATTTAACTTTAACTGGTGTACAAACACATAACCTTAATGAAGGTGAATACATATATCTTTATAGTAGTACAAATTATAATTCTTTACAAGGTATACATAAAGTAAGAAATACAGGTATTGACGACAATAACCTTAAAAAAGATTTAACATTAGATACCATAATAGATCCGAGTTCAACGACACCTTTTGGTTTTGGTAATTTTGTTAGAATGGTAGACACATCGTTTGATGATATAAATTTTAATAACTCAGCAACATTTTTTTTAGCAACGTCTACCGATATAAGTGGTAGTACAGTTGGTTCTTTTGTTTTTGGTGAAACCATTTACACAACAATAACCACAACGTCACCACATAATTTATTAACTAACGATTTTGTTGATATTAGGACAGGTAATTCTAATTTATTAAACGGTGTGTGGAGAGTGTATAATGTTATAGGTAGTTCCGGATCAACAAAATTTATTATTAAAACCGCACTATCAACAACAAAAGGTACAAATTTTACCTACCCAACACCATTTCCAAAGTGGAGAAGGTTAGATGCAACACCTTCAGAATATTATATAAGAAATTTTGAGGTAATATCTTCAAATATTTACGAAACATACCCCTGTGCTTTTAGTACTAACACGTATAGTGATGTATCCGATGTTAGATTAGGTACAGCAAATGACACATGGTTATTTCAATTTAACCAAGATATTAATATTGAAAGACTTCGTGATAATAGAGGGGCGACATTATCACAAGTTTATTATACAATAACAAAAAGGTCAGGTAAAAACCCTTATGATTGGACACATGTTAACGCTGATTGGGATTTTAACCACACAACTACAGACACCTCAAACGGGTTGGAATATATTTCATTAAATAACCCAACAGGTATTGGTAGTATAGAAAAAAGTTCTGGTAGAACAGAAACTATAGATGTTAACGGTGATATACAAGCCAAACTTGGTAGTAGATACATTGGTGATTTTGTAGAATTTAATTGTAAAGAATTACAAGAAACAACTGTTTCTGATATAATACACAGATTTGGTGTTAGTATAGATCCAAACGGTAATGGGTATTATTATAAACCTTTCAAAAGATTGGACATTAAAAAATATTCTACAGTTATTGAAACGGCAGGGCCAACTGAAATTATTATAGATGTACCAGAAAATTATGTCACATATGCAGACGGCTCAATAGCTTGGAAAGATTTATTAACTATTGGTTATTTTGAAGAAGGTAAAAATGGTGTTACTTACCCATTTCTTAATGGGGCACATTATTTTTATTTTAGTAATAATTTATACGTTAGAACACAATTACCTAATCCAGACGCTATAATAGACCAAAGTGGACTGAGGTCAGCAATAAACCTAACACAAGAATGTTAATAAAGTATCAAATAAGAAATAATTTTGAAAGGGTAAGCGGAAGTACCCAAGTTGGTTTGTCTAAGGCTATATCCATACCTATTAATATGGAATTTTTACCTGTTGATTACGGTGAAGATGTTCAAGATATTGTATTAGCTGAAAGACAAAAAGCTATAAACCCAATATTTGATGCTGAGACAACTAGATATACATATTCAAATACTTTAGCTAATTCAGGTAAAGGACTTATGATACAATTTAGGTTTTGGGATTTAACCGCCTCAACTTATAATTTTTCATACAATTCAGCTGACATTACTAATTTAGATATAACTAAAAATAAAAATGGGTTTAAAAAAAGTTTTTTTAGACTATACTTCTATGACAGTAACAGTGGTGATACTAGTAATCTAATTTTTACTGAAGATATTAATGTTAAGGGTTCCACACAACCAATATTACAACTTAATAGATTGTATTGGTTAAGAAATGATGAATACTTTATTAAAAATAATAACAATAGAATTGTTTATATGACAGCTAGTTTTTTTAATGCTAAAACAGGTAAAGTACAAAGGTTTATTAATCTACCAATGTCACCACCCTCAATACCAATAACTATTGATGAGTATAAAAACCCTATTAATAGGGATTGGAGAACTAGTGCTATTGAAATAATTAACCCTAAATTGAATAATGGTGGGTTCAACTTTAAACCAAATGTGCCTTTTGGGGCTAACGGTATTGATGTAATAACAATGTCAGAATTTATAATGGTTTAAAGTGGAGATATATAAAAGAACGGTTGGGTATGAACAATTTGGTAGAACAGATAACCTTGTTATCACTGCCAGTACTTTATATTTTCCTGTTTTTCTAAAACAAAATTTTGAAGATATAGGTATATATACTGATACTGAAAACCCTGTTTATGAAATTGTAGACCTATCTGGTGTATGGAACTTAAGTAATGATGGGTTAGCACAAAAACCTTGTTTAGTTATAAACAATTGTACAGTAACGTTCTCGACAACACCTATAACATATTTTGGTGCTAATAACGGAAGTTTATCAGCAACAGTAACAGGTTGTCCATCACCACAAACACTTGAATGGACAGGGCCTAATGGGTTTACATCAACAAATTTAAATGCTGGTTATAACAACTTAGCGTCCGGTAATTATACACTAAAAGTTTCAGATGCTAATTGTGATATAACATACAAATCTATATTTTTACAACAACCACAAGGATTAAGTTTTAATTTAGCTTCAGATAATTCACAAACAAACGCAACATCACCTGGTGGTTGTAATGGTGATGCAAATGTTGTAGTACAAGGAGGATTACCACCATATTCTTATTTATGGTACTCAGGTACTACATCAAATAGTTATGGTACTACTTCTGGAATAACTTCATTATGTGCTGGTGTTTACACAGTACAAATAACCGATAGTAACGGCTCAATTGTTTCATCAATGTTTACAATAACAGAACCAACACCAATTTCTGGTAGTGTTACTTCAATAATTAATGTTGATTGTAGTGGTAGTAATACAGGAGTAATTTCTGCTAATGTATATGGAGGTATACCAACACCTGATGGATATAAATTTATATTAACAGGGCCAACACCTATTACAATAACAGGTAGTACAGGTAGTGCAACGTTTAATAATTTACTACCTTGTCCTATTAGTACCACACCTTGTTATACATTACAAATTTTAGACAGTGTTGGTAACACAACAACATTATCGCCGATAACCGTGTCATCTAGTACACCAGTTACTTATAGTTACCCATATACAAATGTTACATGTTATGGTTCATCAAATGGTTCAATCACTGTAAATCCTGCTGGTGGTACACCACCATATAATAGTCAATTATATTTAGGTTCATCATTAATAAGTCCAACACAAAATGGAGCCGGACCTTTTACTTGGTCAGACTTAGATGTTGGTACATACACAATTAAAATAAAAGATAGTAAGTTATGTAACGGGCCAACACAAAATGTTGTTATAAAACAAAAACCTAAACTTAACTTAACAAATAGTAGTATATCGTCATTAAACGGATTTAACATACCTTGTTATGGTAATACAACTGGAGTTACGTTCACAAGTACTTATACTTCAGACCCCACAACATACTCAATAGCAACACCAACAATTAAATATTATTTAGATGGCGTACTTAAATTACCGACGCCACCACCTGGTTTTGTAACGACAAAATTAATAACAATGAGTGCAGGAACACATACAATTACAGTGATAGATTCACCAGATGTTTATGGAGTATCTTGTTCAGCAACAACAGTAATAACATTAACACAACCACCAATGAAGTTAAGTTTTGTTGGTAACTATGTAATCACTAGTGGACCTGGTGCACCATATACAACTAGTATTGATACCGTAGGTGCAGGTTCAGTTTGTGCGCCACTTTGTGTTCTTCCAGGGACATGTGTACAAGGTATAATAAATGTTAATGGCGGTGTAGCACCTTACACAGTAACATGGAACATATTACCAACAAGTATGTCTACAACAGGACCAGCTTGGGGGGTTGGTATAACATCAAATCCATTATGTAGTAATAACACTAATTATGGCATAAAAGTAACCGTAGTAGATGCAAATGGCTGTACAATAACATCAGTACTTAAATTCCCAAGAGTTCTACCTTAATTTATTATGATAACAGGATATACTTCAAGCAAATTAGATGTTGTACAAACATATAGTAGAATAAACCCCTACCAAATAGGTATTAATGGGGTTACAGCCTTTGATACCAACGGAATAGTACCAAAACTATCCTACACAATAGGTGATGTATCATACCAAACATTTTTTAGTAAATCATATTTAACAACTTTTAACACAAATTTATCTGGCCTAAACCAAATAGATACTATTAAACACCCTGTCATAAAAGAAGAGGCTAAAATGGGTATGGTATTTCCGCCAAAAGTTAGTGACGAGCTATTTATAGAAAGAATGGGTGTGGCGGTTTTCGAAAGACAATCAAGGTTGTCGGAAATTAAAACACTTGAAGGGTTGATTAATTACAGAAACGGATATTACAATATTACAGAAAATATATAAAAAAGAACAAAATGTTCTATAACAATAGAAGAATTAAACAAAATATAATATGTCGACAGGAAATTACGGACTGGTTAGACCAGCAACAGCGGGACCAAATGATATGGAAATTTGGTATACATATTCACCAAATAGGGACATACTACCAACAATACCTTTACAACAGTTAACACCAAACCAAGTAATAACTAGATTTAATCATCCAGTACCTAATACAAATGGTATACCATTTTTTGATGGTTTATATAACTTACAATTACCTGTGGCTAATTTTTCGGCAAAAGGTATTTATACCGTAATTATAAAACCTATAGAACTTAGAGGTAAAATAACTGATTGTGGAGTTTTATCCGCCTTTCCAGATATTAAAGGTATTGTTTTAGATTTAAATGCTTTAGGAATACAAGACGCGTCTAGTTTAATTGGTTACCGTATTGAGTATTTTGATGTTAATACAGGAGCTAGAATACCAAACTTTTTTAGGATTATAACATCAGCTAATAGAGCGGAACCTGTCAACGCAAACGTATCAAATACAACACAAAAAGCTATTAGATATAGATTTAACGATAATTCTAATTTGGTTTTTTGTACCCTAACACCAAGTTCAGCACCAAATGTTAGACCAAATCAGTTTCCAGATATTGGGTCTGTTAACCAAGAAATAACCATAACAAATACGTTTTTTAATCCAATTCAATTAGAAATTGATATGGTAGAATATGATATAGAAACTTTAGCTTATGGTATGTTTGGTAATCAAATTAAATCTATTGTTGATGGTAAATACACTATATATGATTTTCAAAATCGTATATATAAACAGTATAACTTATATGAAATACAAGACCAATTTACTGGTGAACCATTACACGAAGTTCGTCAATTAATTAATAATATTGATTTTTCAAAAGACTTCAATACAATAACTAATATTCCTACAATATAATGCCAACAGTTAAAGTAACACCTAGGTCGTTAACAGACGCGTATAAAAGAAGAGAAGGTGATTTTTCCCCTAACTTAGTTGGTCTTCAGTTTACTGACGGTGCTTCACTTTTTACTTTTGGTAATTTTCAAATAACAACTAACTTAAATAGTAAGTTAAATAAAAATTTTGAATTAGGTGGGCAATGGTCGGATTATTATTCTTTAGACAGTCTTGATTTAAATCAACAAACATCTCAAATATTACTATCTAACGATATTTTTGTTAGATTAAATTTTGATATTAACAACATAAGTAGATATGTTTATTTTGGTAGTTTTTATGAATACGCTAGGGTATCTATAGAACAAGTTATTTCTAAGTGGAAAGGTTCTTTATATCTAAACCCCACATCTAAATCTAATATGCCTGTTAATACCGTATTATCTTTTTCTTATAATAGTGGTATAGATACTTCTTCATTTTTAATATCTAAAAATATTATTAGTAATCCGTTTGAATTAGTTATTGACGAAAATAATGATTTCTCAAAACTATTACCAGACGACATTTTCAATTTATCGAGAGATTATAAAAAATATGTAGTATGGAATGGTGTAAAAGAGTTTAATGTTATTGGTTATACTGGGTCAACAACAAACAATCCCTACTTAACTATAACAACAAAAGGTAATCCATTCCCTAGTTTAACAGCATCAACATTTGGCCAGTTAACGTATCATATAAAACCAAATAAAGAAGAGGTTGAATTATTTTTTAATTATGCTAGTGATTTTGAAAAAATAATTCTAAATAGATTAACAACACCAATATATACATCTTCATTCACTGTACCGCAAGAAGCTGACGGTTTTATTACTTATATAAACAAATCTTTAACATGGCCAATAAGTGATGGTTATAATTTAGATATAAACACTCGTGATTACGCTTTATATATTGAAAACATGTTGGCGATGGCATCACTTTTTGATTCTTATAAAACTGATTTAGTTGCTAGAAAATTTGTTTCTGAATCAATACATGAATTTGATACAAATGGTGATGGAACTGAGATTTATGGTAGAAAAGTTAATAAACTGTTAAGAATTTATGGTAGAGAATTTGATGAAGTAAAAAAATATATTGACGGTATTTCTTTTGCAAACGTTGTAACTTACAATAAACTTGATAATACGTCTGATGAGTTAATAAAAATTATCGCTAAAAATTTAGGTTTTGATGTTTTATTAACAGTAACAACAGATAATTTTAATTTACAACAACAAATACAACCATCTTTTGATACACATTTTAGTGGGTACTCAAGAAGTTTATCTGCAAAAGAATTAGATGTTGAATTATGGAGAAGATTGGTTATAAATGCGTGGTGGTTATATAAATCTAAAGGAACTAGAAAAGTTATAGAATTTTTCTTTAAATTATTTAACATTTCAGAATGTATGATTTCATTAGATGAATACATTTATTTGGCAGACAATAGATTAAACCCTATTAAAGTTTGGGAAGAATTAAGTAAAATTTATGGTGATTCCGATTTATTAAATCTAAGTGAATTACCTATGGATGACTACGGATTCCCAAGAATACCACAAGAAACTAGTGATAATTACTTTCAAATAAATGGGTTTTGGTATAACGGTGGAAGTGATTCGACATTGGGTAATAACCCACATTTTGGTCCTTACGATTTTGGTGTAAGTTATTTTGACCAATTTGAATGCTTTGTACCTAATTTTAACGATTTATTAACAGGTACAACTAATGTAACTGTTAATACAAATTATTTTAATAACTATAATGAAGGTACTTTTATCTTCGACCAAAATGGGTTACCAGTACCATATTACGGTACAGGTTATGCTGACGCCTTAAATACTAATAGTATGGTTGAAAACGCTATAGTTAATTCAGCGGGTTTAACTTATGTTGGAGGTAATAACGCACCAAGTTACGGAAGACCAAGTGGTGACACATATTCAATGAAAATTAGTTTTAGTACTGGCACTAAAGAAACTTGTGATGTTTGTAATTATGAATTAAGTTATGGTAATGATGGGGTTGTTTATATAAACACAACACCAAAAACACCTCTACAAGATGAAAAATGTTGTCAAAATTATTGGTTACCTAGTACAAATGCTAGTACCGTAGTTTGTCCAACAGCAGCAGAATGTATGATATCATCAGATTTAAATCCTTTAGGACCTTGTGTTGTAATATCAGCAGGTGTTACAGTACCACAATCTTGTTGTAATAAAACCACTTTAGGCTTTAATGTTAATTGGGATGGTAGAAACTGTGTTGACACAAGTTGTACTTGTATAATGTGTCTTAGACCTTTAGGTGGAGGAACACCAATAAAAAGTGCAGCTATTACTAGAACAACACAAGTGGTTGATGCAAGTACTTTATTTAAGGCTCAAGAAACAACCCCAACACCTATAGTAGATAATTTTGTTTGTTATTGGTGTCCACCAGAATTTTACATAACAAAAGTATGTAGTGCTGACGAATATTTGGCATTATTAACAACCCAACAAATATTAGATTTAGCCATAAGCTTAGGGTATGATTCGACACCATTAATTAGGACATCACCATCAATATTTTTAAGTAATATATTATTTGGATTCTTTAAAATATACGGTTGTTTATTGTTAGATAATGTTGATAAACCTATTAATAATAGTGCTTGTTGTAAATTAAGGGGTGGTGAATGGATATTAGAACCTACAAACATTGATTCTACATCCAACAAATATTATTGTGTAACACCAAATATAAATCCATGTGTTAGTGCGACAGTTAATCCAAGTCATGTGTATGTAACACCTGTAGGTGATTTATTATCACAAGAATGTTGTATAGACGGTAATTGGTCAAACGGTTCAATAGTTACTATTAATTCAACAACAGGAGCAAACGGTAATTTAGTAGATAGTGTTGGTTTAAGTTTCGCTAATTTAACAGGTAATAATAATTACTGTTCAGCATGTCCACCTTCAATTAGTATATCAAATACAGATTCTTATGTATTAGAAAGCCCATCTGGGGCAGATTTAACACAACAATGTTGTACCGATTATGGATTTACTTACAGTCCTTATGGTTCAGCAGATGGAGAAACTGGTAAATGTTTAAAATGTCCTGCCGTGACTAATATTGTAAATGGGGTTATTGTTAAACCTAATGGTGTTAGTTTAGACCAAACTTGTTGTTTGGCAAAAAATGGTTGGTATGGAATAGGACCAGCATCGATAGATGTACAAAAATGTTACCAATGTGCACCAGTTAGTTCTGGGGGTTACACAATAACTTCAAATGAAGTTTTATTTAACGGAACTTCAATATCACAAGCTTGTTGTACAAGTTATAAAGCTGAGGTAAAAAATAACGCAATAAATTGGAACACATTAACAAATAAATGTAAATTAACACAGACACCATTATACTCAACCTTTACTGTAAAAGTTGGAACATATCCTTGTGCTGGATATCCAGCGGGTACTTGTGGGGCATTTGTTAATGTAACTTGGAGTGGTTTTGGACAAGGATCACCGTATACCGTATATGTACCTTATGGTTTTACACCGGCAACAACAACAAAAGTATATATAGATTCAAACCTAACAACTTTTTTATCATCATTAGCATCACCATTCTTTGAATATAACGGAACTCTATATCAAAATGTTGGTGGTACGCCGACTAGTTTTTGTGTTGTAGGTTCTAGTTGTACAATTTAAAAAAATGATAAAAAATAGTTTAAAAAACAAATTAAAAAATAATTATAATTAAATGACAAAAGTATTAGTAAATAGCGGACCAAGTTTTATAGTTGGGTGTATGGATCCTTTAGCTTTAAATTATGATCCGGCAGCAGATATTAATTGTTCAAATTGTTGTACTTATACACCACAAATAACTGGGTGTATGGACCCTTTAGCTTTAAATTATAATTCTAACGCAGATGTAAATTGTTGTTGTTTATACACATTATCTAGTGTTAGTATTGGAAACAGTATTGGAAGTGTCAGTACGGAGCCTGTTGTTATAGGACCTGGTTTTTTGGGTAACATAAATACAACAATCTTGTCGGCAACTACTAGTTCGGCTTCCAATATTAGATTATGTCAGGCAGCAACATGTATTGATTGTACAAATTTTGATTGGTGGAACGATACATACATATCGGCCCATAACGGACAAAGTTTACAACTAACATCACCTATTTTATGGCAACAAATTGTAGATTTAGTAACTAATAGTGGACAAACATTTTATGCCACAACATCAAACGGTGTGCCTTTAAATGAAAGATGTTGTGCCACCGCTAACGGTACTTTTAAAAACGGTATTTGTTTTTGTGATAAACCATCACAAGAAGTTTCAAAACCAAGATGTATTTCAAATTTAAACGATTTTTTAAATCTTATATCTACAACAAAAGGTTATACTTTTTTTACAAATAATTTTTCCACTATTGGACCTTCTTTAGATTTAACAACTCAACAAACTAATTTTATTTTAGCAAACATTAATAATAGTGGTGACACTAATAGTAATAGTATTAGTGATTTAACTGAGGCTAGATTAATTTTATCTAACGCTTTAAATTTAACAGGTGGTTTTTATGTAAACTTTGGATTATTAACAGGTAATCCATCATTAGTTAATAAAGGTATCTGCGACCAATACGGTGGTTATTGGGACCCCCAAAAGGTTAAGAAGATAGGTTTTATAAGTGAAGAAACAGCACTACCTACATTAAGACAAGTTGGTACACAAACACCAGTTGGAACAATTAACTTAAGTACTTTTGTGATTACACAACCACCATCCACTTCTAGTGACGGGAATTGTATGTGTAAACCAATCGTTGACCAATGCGTTATCGATATAACTGAAGTACAAATTATTAACACATTAGATTTATTTAACAATACAATTCAGATTGTCACAAAAAATGGGACTCCAATAAGTGAGGCTTGTTGTAATAGATTAATTAAAGATAATAACTTACCTTGGGTTTGGCAATCACCTTATTGTTATTCAGTACCAAAAGATGATTGTTTACCTGTAACGTTTTCACTTAATGATACAACAATGGATGTACCACCTTGTGAAAATGATTTGGAGATATCTATGTGGGTGTATTTTGGTAAACCAGAAAACCCATGCCAACCAATCCCTGATCCACCAAGTGATGATAGTATAACTATTGACGGTGTATTTTGTGATATAACATTGACCCCAAACACTGGGGCTGTAATACCTGTTTTAAATGGGGATATAATATTACCAAATCCAAGTTCTTCAACCGCAAGACAAGTCGGTACAGAAACACCTGCTGGTACTATTGATTTAACCACTTTTGCTATTACACAGGCGGCTGACACAAAACCATGTTGTTATAATATAACAAACCCTATACTAGCTAAAGTTTCGTTAACAGACCCTACATTAAACAGCCTATTAACCCAAGTTAAAGTTTATAACTCTAGTACAGATTATTTTGATAGATGGGTTGAGGTTAAAGCAACATTACCTAGTTCTGGCTTAACATTAAATTTTGGTGTTAAATTAGAAATATACCAAGGACTAGCTTGTTGTTGTAATTACGATATTTTTATTGACGATATTAGAGTTAATTGTGCTAAACAAGAATCTTCTTTAGTTGTAAACGATATTCATTGTCCAGGTTTTAATTTAACTCGTGTAATCGATAATAAAAAATCTTGGGCTTATAACCCAGGAATACCAAGTGTTGGTATTTCAGATTACGACAATATTGAAAGGAATGATGGTAGTTTTGGAATGTTAAACGGTGAGGGTACTATCAACAGAACTTTTGCTCCTAGTTTAGATGCTGATATACCTTGGAGATATACGGATTATTTTAAACAATCAAGTGTATATGAAAAACATAGTAATTTAGTTTTAAACTCTAAAGAACTTTGGTTAACATTTGATATGTGCGCTGATTGTCCTATTAGTGGTACTACATTAGCTTGTCCTAGCGGACATACTTTATCCGCCAATACAAGTATTTGTTACCAAACAAATTGTATGTCATACAATATTACTAATACAGGTATGGATTGTTCTTTAGATTATACAGACTGTAACAGTAATATATTAACACCAATTATTGTTTTTACTAACACATCAATTGATGTTTGTTCAACAACATTCCCTTCATCAGCATTTCCTTGTGTTGGCATAGTAATAACTTCAACTACTGTTTGTTCATCATCAATTGTTTCAGCAACAACAGTAACAACATTAACTTATTTAAGTCTTTATGATTTAAAAAATTATAAGAAACAATTCCAAAGTTATTGGATTCCATTTATGGAACAGTTTATACCAGCAACAACTATATGGGTAGCTGGTGAAAGATGGTGTAATGAGGCCTGTACAATTATATCACCTTGTGATTATGATTTTGAATTGGTTGATTCTGAAATAAGTTTAGAAACAGTACCAACAGGATTTTTTCCCACAACTGGTAGTACCACAGGTGTTATATCATCACCTGTATTAACAGGTAGGACTTCTACCATAATATTAGGTTCGTCTAGTGCGACTTTAGTTACAGATACACCTTTACTCACACCTATTGTAGACTTAGGATTAACAACAACTACAACTATGGTAAGAAGTCAATTAGAGGCCAGTATTAATATGACGGCATATAGAAATAATTTTATGACACCAATAAAACAAATAGTATTATAATGGGATTCCTGTGTATAAAAAAGAATAATAAAATAGTAGTATCTCAGACAGAAATAAAAGAAACTGAGTTTTTACGTAATATAGGGTTAAGTAATGTTTATAATTTAAAACCTGAAATAAATGTTTGCTCTGAAGTTTTTCATAGTCCAGAATATTATGTTAGTGGAACTACAACAGGTCTTGTTACAGGTTTAACCGCCACATTAACAGGGTGTACTACAGGTGCTACAGGTATATATAATTTAACTTATACACCTGATTTTAATATAAATTTTATAATTACTGGTAGTACTGATTTTATAGATTATACAGGTAATTTTTCTTATAAAATTTTTACAGATAAAAATTTCTTTGAAAAAACAACAGGTGGTTTAGTTGATGGTTCAGAATTAATAAATAAACAAATACCGTTTACCGATATAATACAAACGCCACCAAATAATGTAACAGATATAATACCACTTACATACCAACCAACTTGTTCGGCTCTAAATACAAACACCAATAAATTATATGTACCAAGTAATAATGACATATCTGTTCTTGATTGTGATACAAACGCAACAACATCTTTTGGTATTGGTACGACTGTTGATGGTATTGTTTATAATCCTTTAAATAATACAATGTATCTTGCTGTACAAGGATTAAATGGTGTTTATGTTCTCGATTGTGATACAAACACAACAACAACATTTATACCCGTAGGTAGTGCTCCAACATTTTTAACATACAGTACTTTAGAAAATAAAATTTATGTAAGTAACATATCATCAAATGATGTTTCAGTAATAAATTGTGTAACTAATACAGTCATAATAACAATACCTATAGGTCAATTATATATTGCTGATTTATCTTATAACCCTATAAATAATACTGTATACGTTACTAATGACGTTGCTAATACAATTACAGTTATAGATTGTTTTAGTGATGGTATCGTAGCTTTAATAAATACTTATACTGCTTCCACAAATAGAATATGTTATAACACATTAAATAATAAAATGTATGCATTATCACCAACTACCGATACAGTTTCAATAATAAATTGTGATACAAATAGTGCAAATGATCCAACATTTGGGACAGGAGGAATACCTATTGGTACAAACGCTGGTACTATAACATATGATTCATTAAGTAATGTTATTTATGTTGGACGTGGGGTTAGTATGACAATTGATTTAATAAATTGTTATACTAATGAGGTAATTTCTAATTACATAACAATTTCAGCGATTCCGAATACTTTTGTTAACAATACTTTTAATGGAACTAACAATACTTTATACAGTTTACTGAATGGCGCTGCTAATATGAACGTATATGTTAGTACAGCTTCAAATATAGTGACAATAACAGAAACATTTCTTGAAGGACAATTACCTAAAACTTGGGGACAATACTTAATTAGACCTTATTACGATTTTAACAGTAAGGATTGTAATCCTGGAACTTATTTTAATAATTGGAATACTGTACCACAATTAAATAGTTATCAATCCAACACGGATTATTACTTTATGACTATTGTAGATCCACCAACACCTAGATTAAATCCACCAGGAGGTATTGAAAAGCCAAATTATACATTGGTTACTGATAAGTTATATGTTAATGGTGTTTCCTCAGTAAGGGGAGCTCAATCAATAAATGGTGATTTAAATTATTTTGTATTAAGTTCAATACCATCAAGCGGAATTTTATTAGTACTTAATGGTGTACAATTAACAGAAAACCATGATTTTAGATTAATAGTTCAAGGATTTAACGTACCACCAATAGTAGAAGTTTTTAACGTAATTAAAAATACTGATTGGCTTTTAACCACTTATATAGCCGGAGGATCATATCCTTGGACTACAGATTTTGGTGTTTATTTTATGGATACCATATTGGTTGACACATTTACAAATACATCAACACCTTCTTATAGATTACCTGGTGATAATAGTTTAAATTACAATCCAGTAACTTTAAATTATGAATTATTTACAAGTTTACCTATAGACAAATATAATTCTATAATTTTAACTGTGAACGGTGTTAAATTAGCGGATGATGCTCAATACTTTAAAAGTACTTCGTTTGATGGTAGAATAATTTTTGATAGAATATACACTAGTTTTAACACAGGTGATATTATTTCAGTATTAGCTGTTAGTAAAGATAAAGGACAATACAACAATAATTACGGTAGTTTAAAAACCAACCAATTTTTGGTACAATGGTCCGTACCACCAACGTTTACAAATACTGACGTTACTGGTAGATTTATAATAGAAGCTTTTAATGACGATACTAATGCATTAACAAATAAAAAAACAGTTGATTTTGTTGAGGGTCAGGCAAATTATGAGTCGTTATTTACAAACTTACCTTTAAATGTTAATTATAGATTTAAAGTTACTTTTGAGGCAACTTATTACGCTTATTTAAATAATGAAGTTATAACCTGTTCTTATTCAGAAGGTTATTTCGACACAACAAACAGTTATATTAACAATACGTATTAATGGCAAATGAATCAATCAGAATAAGAACAACTCCTGGTGTAGATAAAAATGTTAGGATTAAATTGGACCAAGACTTTGATTTTCTTGAGATTTTAAGTCTTAAGATAACACAAGAAGACTTGTATCAACCATTTTGTTCGAACTACGGTGTTGTTGTAGGTCGTGTTATTGCTAATAAAGGTTACGGTCTACCAAACAGTAAAGTTTCTATATTCATTCCAATTACTGATGAAGATAAAAAAAATGAATTAATAAAAGATTTATACCCATTTAAAACACAATATCAAAAAGATAGTAATGGTGTTAGATATAATTTATTGTTATCTAAAGCCACTTGTGTTTTAAACAAACCAGTAGGAACATTCCCCACAAAAGAAGAAGTCTTAGATAATGACATTGTATTAGAAGTTTTTGAAAAGTATTATAAGTACACAACAAAAACTAATTACGCTGGTGATTTCATGATATTTGGTGTTCCTGTAGGGCAACAATCCATACATATGGATTTAGATTTAAGTGATGTTGGTGCAGCTAGTATTAGACCATATGATTTAATTGCTGATGGGGCTCCAGAAAAATTATTCGCATCTCCTACAGAATTTAAAACATCTACAAATTTAGATTCATTACCACAAATAAAATCAGGTAATAAAAGTGTTGACGTTATTCCTCTATGGGGTGATACTGAAACTTGTGAAATAGGTATTACAAGATGTGATTTTGATACTAATTATGAAATTAAATCCACCGCTTTATTTTTTGGTTCAATATTTACAGACTCTGGTAAAATGAATTTAAATAAAGGCTGTAACCCAAAAAATGATATGGGTGAGGAAGACAACCTTAAAACAGGTGAAGGTCGTATAGACATGATACGTGTTAAAAGTTACGATACAACAAATTGGGTTAACACTAACACAATAAAACCAACGGATTTAGAAAAGTTTACTGTTGATGGTGGTGAGTTAATTGATGATGACGGTACTTTTGCTTTTCCATTACCAATGAACATTGGTCATGTTATAACAGATGAGTTTGGTGTTTTAGTACCTTCTAATGACCCATCTGTGGGTATCGCAACAAAAGGTATGTATAGGTTTGCAATGAAATTTACACAGCCAAACGATAACCCTAAATTTAGAACAGCAACAATATTCTTTCCCAGTTTAGGTAAAGATTTTGGTGGTACGGAAGGTGTTGTAGATACAGGTTCTTTAGCTCAAGCTAATGGAACACAAGACCAAAGATTTACCGATGACATTTCACAATATGATAAAACGGTATATAACAATTCAAGAATAGAATTGGATTTTCATTTATTTGAAATGAAACAGTTATACACTATTTCACACTTTATTAAAAAATATAAAAAAGGGGCTAACAGATTTAGTTATTTAGGTATTAAAAATACAGATGTTAGTGCTAAAACAAATTTATTCCCATTTACAAATGCTGTTTGGAAGTTTGATATAATTTATTATATCATAGCATTTTTTATTGATGTCGTCGCCTTTTTATTAAAATTACTAATAATTTTAATAAGTTTATGTATTCAACTATGTTTTAAATTAGTGCTATCAGTTACAATTTTTAAACATAATTATAGTTGGACTTT